TGATTTTAGAAAACTCTTCACCTTTAATTTGGTTAATAGTTTCCTGTAATTTTTTTGTTGTAATATCATCCATTGACTCATTGATGCCGCTCAAAGAATTAATTGTCTTTGTCTTTAATTCTTCAAATTCTTTAGATAATTCAACATCTTCAGTCATTAATACTTTAGATAAATCTCTTTTAGAATCTTCATCCAAATTTTCAATATAAGAACTAATTGATTTGTTGGCAATATTCATTAAAGTTTCCATTGGTAATTGAATAGTGTTTTTAACATTGGTACTTTCACTCAATAGGCTAACCAAAGTTTTTCTACTTTCAACATTCTCCATAATTTTATCTGGAGTGTTGTAAATCAAATTATCAATATCTTTATAGTTGTTTTCACTAACAACATCTTTAACCCAATATTCAATTTTTTGGGTATTTAATTTTGAAATAATTTTTTCAACTTGTCTTAATGATTCGTTGATGTAAGATTCTGCTAAAGTTTTATCATAACCTTTTTTCTTGGACAATTCAGTATAGATATAAAACATTGTACTGGCGTTTTTATTTTCTAACACCAATTTTTTAAAGTTTTTTAACTCCAACTTTGTTGTTTCATTCACATAAGAATTAACCATTAATTCTTCTATTTTGCTAAGTAATTGTCCAAATTTCATATTAATAAATATATCAATCAATCAGTTTTCCTAATTGTTCCTCAATAATACCTAAATAACGTCTTCCTTTTTCTAAGTCAATTTCATCAACACCATAAACATTATCTCTTTCTAACAATATGTTCATGTTCTTTTTAACTGACTCTGGTGTTATGGCAGTTTCACCACCTGCCGGTACTTCACCAGCTTCAGGTGTTCCACCTAAATCAGCACCAAATCCACCCATTTCACCACCTTCGGCTGGCGGAGGAGGAGCTGTAGTTCCTGTTGATGAAGTGTTTCCATAAAGTTTATCAATGTTATCAAATAAACCTGTATGTGTAATTACGTTAGGTGTTGCTTCAATTTCAGTTGCCACCGCCTTTTCAACTCTTTGTTGTTGTAAATCAAGTTTAATATCTTCATCAGAAAAACCAAGAATATGTTTTTTAGCCCAAGTTTGTGATGTTGGTGCAATACCTTCAACTTTTGTAACAGCGTCTTTGTATAACAACATTTTTTCTTTCCAAACATCTATTGTTAATAAATCAGCTTGTTTAGATGGGTTAGTTAAACTTAATTGGAATGAATTTAATTCATCTTCAAATCCTAATAAGAATAAGTGTATGATTGCAATTTTGTTAAGTTCGGCAACCATAGATTTTTGAATTCTATTGATTGTTCTTGCAAAACGAATGTCTTGTAATGATAAATTTCTACCATCACCAACAACTTCTTCAAAACCTAAGAATGCTTTTGGAATTCTTAATGCGGTTAAAAGTTTCTTTTGGATATATTCAATATCGGCAATTTCAGATAAGTTTGTTGCCCCAGGTAAAGTTTCAATTGGGTTTGGAGATGATGGGTCTCTTACAGGTACGAAGAAATCTTGGTCAACAGCCATTTGATTAAATCTCATATCTACGTTTCCTGTTTGTGGGTCAGTGATTTGGTCTTTTTTAAATTGTTGAGCAAATCTTTGAACATATGGTTGAATATCCGCATCATCCATATTACCAACAAATACTTTAAATACACGTCTTTCAGGAGCTCTTGATGTTCTGTAAACTAACATCGCGTCTTCAGCAAGGATTAATTGTTTCCAAATACGTCTTGCTTTTTCCAACATTGCAGTACCATAAGGAAGTTTTCTATCATCACCCAATAATCTAAAGTGAGCGACTTCCCAACTATTAAATTCCAAACTTTTGTTTTTCCAAGTAAATTGTAAACTTTTGGAGTCACTTCCTGACGCAACAACCGCACCACCATAACCTGATGTTGCTTTACCTTGCATACCAACCTCAATACGTTCAATTTCAATGTTTGGTAATTGTAAACAACCAACAACACCTTTTTCAGGGTCCAACTTTAAAAATACAAAGTTATCACCATATTTTGCGGTGTTTCTTGTCCACATTGGAAGGTTTGTATTAATATCCAATGCATTGTTAAATAAATCACCTAATACTGCTTTGATTCTTGGTGAATCTGAGTATATTTGTAACATATAACCATTTTCATCTACGGTTGTAGATTCTTCAGCATATGTATCCAAAGCCGCAGAAATTTCAGGTGTATATTCCATAGACTCATAGTCATAATACGAAGCCAATCTTGTTGGTTGATAATAAACCGCCTGAGAATATAAATTGTTCTCAATTTTGGCCCATTGACTTGTAATGTAATATGTTTGTCTGGCTTGAAGTTTTTGTTTTTCGTATTCTTCTTTGTCAGTAGTTCTTAAAAGTTCTTTTTTGTCAAACTTGTAAGTAGGTATATCTTGACCCAACAATGAATTTGGTCCAAGTTCTTGGGACAATCGTTGCCATATCGTCAGGTTTTTTTCTTCCATAGTAAAAAGTTAATATATATGTATTTTTTATCAACGCTTTGGTGCGCCAATTACCCATAAATAGTCTTGATAATCCTTTTTTGTCGGTTGATTTTGATAAGCAATATTTGTTTTATATTGTTTATTTGGTATTGACGGATTAAAATACTGTTCTTTTGGTGGGTCGTAAGATGTTACTTGCCAAGACTCCAACATTGTTTTAGCTTGTTGTGTTACTTTTGTAAGTTGTGAAAATGATGAATCTGACACATACACAGCCATCGCCAAAGACATAATCAAATCATCATGTTGTCCTTTCATGTGGTCAGGTCTTCCGTTGATATAAACAAACGTATTCATTTCATTCAATAATCTTGATGAATGAACTTTTAATCCATGTCTTAAACTTTCTTCAAGAGCAGCAATAATTTGAACCCTTTTGTTGTTAAAGTTAATACCAGGGATTTTATCTGCCGACTTTGGGTCATATTTCCATTTGTTTCCAAAATCAACCCCATCAACATACAAATCTTTATATCCAAGTTCTTGTAGTTTTCTTGCTGTTGCAACACCCATACCACCCGTGATATCCACAACAATAAAACAATTATACATGTTACCCCATTTGTAGGCAATCTCCGCCAATACATCAGGTGGAAGTTTTCCAACATATTCAGCAACCTGTTCCCTTTCATCAAAGTCAAATATTTGAATTGTTGAGTAATCCTCAGAATCTCCACGAGATACGTCCACACCCATAATATATCTATGATTAAGTTCAGGTTCTTTCCAAATCCAAAGTCCACCACCCATCATTTTATTCATGGGTTCTTTAATCATATTATCAGTAATGTTCTTAATTAAATTTGCATCAAATACGTTATCACCCGAACCCAAGAAATTACATTCCAATTCCTGAGAAACTTTACGTTTGTCGTACTTAAGTTTTTTTACCATTGCCTCAAACCAAGATGAACATGGTTTGTATCCCAATTCAAAATAAGCCTTTAACTCATCATAGTTTCTTTCGTAGGGGTCACGACCTGAAAAATCAATAATCCTATCTGAAGTATATTCTTCACGGTTTAATAAAAAATGAATAATTTCATCTGTTTTAACCAAATACAAATCTTTAGTGTAACGAGGGTCACGATACCAAAACATTTCGGTAATCTTGAAATCATTCATTCCACGATTGGCTTGTTCGTAAATTTCGTAATAAATTGGGTCGTATCCGTTTGGTGTTGATACAACAACAACTTTACCACCCGTAGACAACGAAGCCATACAAGCTGCCCAGAAATCACCATCGGCTTCAATATATGCCGCTTCGTCAAATATCAACATAGTGGGGGTATAACCACGAAGTGCATCTTTTGATGTTGCAACCGCCTTAACCTCACAACCATTAGATAATTTAAAGTGTCTTGCGGCGTTTTTATCAGGTGAAAAACTTACACCAACCCACGAAGGCCATTGTTCTGTGAATCCACGGATTTTGTTCGCCATTTCCACAGCGGTATCCAATTTGTTTGCAATAATCAAAACCTTTTCAGGTCTTTGTTTTGATGCAAATACAAGTCGTTTACTTGCCCAAGCAGCAGTTACCGTAGACACACCTGCCTGACGGTACTTTAATG